CCAGCCAGGTAGCACCGTCTCAGTACCAGGCTCCACAGCAGGTTACAACACCGATCAGTCAGCCTTCACAGGTCCAACCCTGGGCTTACCAGGCACCGCAGGCTCAGCCGATCTCGCCTACCAGCGTCTCCTCGACCCCAACTTCCTCTCAGGCTTCTACGGCTCAGAAAACTCTCAGCCCGCAAAGCGCCGCCGTCGTTAATCACTTCGGTATCGAAGCTCCTGGGGTCCTGAATTCCTACGCTTGTGCGTTGGAAGACATGTTGATCGGTCAGGCCCGGAAAACTGACGCCGTGATCGAGCGTGCTCGCGGTATGGAAACCATCCTGACCAACCCTGACCATCTTGCTGATTACACCGACCGCTTCTTTACTGAAGTTGTGCCGGTCGACATCGACGGTGTGGAGACTCAGGCACCTGCTCAGTACCAACCCAGCTATGACATGCCTGCTCCCCCTGCTTCTACTGCAGGTAGTCAGCAAGGCGTGAATCCTCAGCAGCAGTGGCAGGCTTTTGGTGAAGTCATGAATCGCTCTCCTGAGAACGCATGGCGTTATCTGTCGCAAATGGGTCCTGAAGCACTTCGTTCCAAGCTGCTTTTCCTGGAGCCCTCCTGATACAGTCAACCCGTCCTTTACTTACTTACCAAAGTAGGTGTTGGCTCTCATAACCCCTCTTTCGAGAGGGGTTTTTATTGGTATATTGAAGAAAATGAGTTAAATCATGAAAGCAGCAGGCGACAAAAACCGTAAAAAGGCTTCTGAAGGTGAAAAGCGGAAGCGTTCAGGTTTTAATCCAGGCCCGACGACGCCTGTTTCCCAAAATTCTGAGTCTATTTTGCCTCAAGATAAAAATTTTGGCGCAAATATTAACTTAGACGTCTAATTTTTTGTTTTTTATGGCGTTTAACAACGCTTTTTCACCGGTATTTAGTATTCTTACGCCTGCGTAGCCTCCTACAAAGGCAATTGCTATAGATTCGGCTTTACTTAAAGAAAATCTGTGGGCTAATGCAGGAGAAACAAAAGTTGCAAGCAACCAACCTACAGATAAAGCCCTAAAAAAGTGCATTATTAGTAATTTTTTCTTACTTGGGTGAACTAACGATTCAGTTATTGAGCCTGCGATAGTACTTCCGGCTATGTCTGAGTCAAGACTAAGAAGGCTTACAATTTTCTCAAACATCAACTTTCTGTAATCTCTTATTTAAATAATAAGTCAGCCTAGAGTAGAAAAAACGGGAGAAAACATGACTTATGCTTCTTTAACTAACTGGAAATACGACAATAATTTATATCACAATATCCAATCGGGTCCTCAGAAGACTGGGAACAATTTAAATCTTACGGATACTTACCTAACGGTTTCTAGCGGTTATTTTTGGAGTGCAGGCAATCAACAGACCACTTTTGGTGTAAATAACGAAGGCGCAGATTTCGGCGTGGTTGTTGCGGGTCCTCCTAATTTATCTGGTTATTACTCGACTGAGTGGAGGCAAGTACCTCCTACTGTTTCTGGTTATTGGTCTAACTACGAGAACACATACCCTCATTCTTCCGGTGTTTTAACAGTTTATGAGGGTTATCGTCGTCAAGCATTAATTAGCACAGCCAACTCGACTGTTCAAACAGCTTTTGGACCTGAGCCAGGTTTGAAAGATATAGGAGCTTTTACTTGGTTTGGTGCTGCCGTTCCTGATAATCAGTTTTATGATCCCTTTTACACCCCAGCAGGCAATACTGCAGTTCAGGGAATCACTGGTGGACCGAATACGTATCAAAGGGTAAAGTTCCCGCTTATAACTAATCCGACTAACGATACTTCTGGTTCTCGCGCAGCCTGGGAGTATCATCAGCCGGTTTATTGTCAGACATTTGTAGAAGCCGTTCGATCGGACTCTCCGGGCTCCACGGGTACAGTTATTAGAAATATGTATCGCGGTAGGTCTTCACGATATGTTCCTAATTATGGTAGTACTTATGGTGTGCTGGGCGAAGGTGTAAGGAATTTGATACGTACTTTTAGTTCGAGTGTGAACATCTCGAATCAAAAAGGTATTTAACGCTAAAAATAAGACAGCAGGTAATAAAAGATAGCTTATTTAAAGCTAAGATTTATCTGTAGTTTCTACGGAACTTTTATCGATGTTCATCGATAATGATTTTCCGAAGATTCTCGGTGCCGAACTGTATCGTCCGCACCCCGCATACATCGTCGAGATGGCTGCGGAACCTGTGGTTGTTCACGACTTCTTGACCTGTTAAGGTCTGGGAACTTCCGAGTGAAAGCTCGGTCGAACAACTCCGTGAATTGCTGGAACGCCGGACCCGTAAGGGAGGCCAATCAGCAGCCAAGCCAGCCCGAAATGGTTGGAAGGTTCAACGACTAACACTGCTCGAATGCTCTCTCGAAGCGACCGCTCCTTTTTAAAAGGTTCTTGCTTAGGCGATGGGTGTCTCCGACATCAAGTGACTTACCCTAGTCTTTATATCGCTCACTCCAAAAAGCAGTTTGAGTATCTCCGCTGGAAAGTGGGGCGCCTCAACAGGATTTTTGGAATAAAGCAGCCCATAAAAGAAAGGACGTGCACTAATCAATCAGGAGAACATCCTGTTTGTCAGTGGTGGTCGAATCAGCAAGAGCTGCTGCTTCCTCTGTATAAGGAGCTGTATCCACAAGGGAAAAAGGTCTTGACCCCTTCGTTCCTTCGTGACATCGGTTTAGAAGGTCTAGCTGTCCTCTATATGGACGACGGCAACCTAAATCTCCGTAAGCGTGGTCAATCCACGCAGACTGGTGAACCTTACATCAGAGAGCGCATTGTAGAGATAGCTTTATATGTCCCGTACGATACAGCTCTATTTGTGTCGGACTGGATCGAAAGCTTAACCGGTGCCTCATTGACTCCACGAGAGCCAATGAAATTGAAGAGTCCTAACAAATGGAATCTTCGCGGCAACGGGACGCAAGCTCGGTTATTCGTAGAGGCTTTAAAGCCTTACGGATGTAAAGCTATGGCTTACAAATTCGACCTCCGTTACGACACTCGAACCAATCGAGGAAAGTCGAAATGGAGCGAGGCTGACCGCAACAAGTTTGTTGTAGAAGCCGATAAGGTGACACGAGCGCGGAGCACCCAAACAGAAGATAATTCTTGCTGTGGGTGATGATATAGTCTACTCATCAACGTCCTTAAGTTGATGTTACGTGAGGATAAATAGCCTCACGGTGCTTACTAAAGCATTAAAGGCGAAGCAACCCGGCCAGACTGTACAGCTTGATCGCTACCGTTTCTTCGGCAACCCTGGCTCTAAAGAGTCTCGCGAGCGTACCGCTGAACAAACCATCGGTACTGCTAACAGCCGTAATATCGTGAAGGACAAGGTTCTGGTGACTCTTAAGGAGTACACCGGTCCTGCTGATCCGTCCGATCCTACCCAGCCTTCTACTTTCAAGATTGCTCGGGAAACTCTGATCACCGCCCAGCGTCTTCTGCTGGACACCGGTAATCTGACCACTTTCCACCAGTCAATCGGCAGTCTGACTCTGCTCGATGACTACCGTCGTTGGCGCGATCGGGTGTTCATCAATGAACTCCTGAAAGCTGTTTCTAAGGGCCAAGCTTCTGATTCTCAGGGTGGTTACTACTTCCCTGGCGATCTGGCTACCGGTTCCCTGACCTATACCAACGCCGAGCAAGCTAAGTTCGACGTCAAGGACGACCTCCTCCGCGTGGTCAAGTCCCTCCGTAAGCGCAACACCCCGACCTACCAGGACGGCTTCTATCGTTGCGTTAGCGACCCCACGTTCTTGATGCACCTGCGTCAGAACAGCGACTTCCGCGAAGTGGCCCGTTACCCCGGTAACGGTCAGATCAACCCACTCATGTCTGCAATGCAGCCCAACGCTGCGCTGTACATGGGTCAGGGCTTTGGCCAGGCTTCCTTCGTGGCTGGCGAGCCCATCATGCCGACTGGCTTTGTCTTTGAGGGTGTGCGATTCTTCGAATCCACCAACATGCCTTCTCAGACACAGAACGCAACGATTGCTGGCAGCACCGCTGACTACAACGCTGCGATCGGTATCTTCTTCGGTCCTCAGTCTGTTGGCGTCGGCATCGGCGGCAACAACGCTCAGGTTCTCCTGAACAACAATGATGACTTCTCACGTTTCATCATGATGATCTGGAGCCTGTATGCTGGTTTCGAACTGCTTAACGCAGACTTCGTGACCGTTGGTTACTCTTTCGACGCTTGAGGAGGTAACTGACAATGGCTATTAACTCTAACCAGCTCCACGTTGCCAAGATCTATCCTGGCAACTACACCAACGTTCTTCGTTACTGGCACGAAGAAAAGACCGTTCAGTACAACAACGCGAACGGTGTTTCCACCAACCTGACCAACCAGCCTATCGGCGGTCCTGTCGGTGTTGTGTTCCGTCCCGGTTGGATTGCCCAACAGGCAGTCGGCTACGTGGACATGAGCTATCAGGCTCTGGGCACTAACAATCAGCTCTCTTACTACACCCGTCCTTACGGCTCTGGTCAGAACTCTGCTGAGCAGCCCTTCCTGAATGGCGATGTCATCATCCCTTCTCCTGACTTCCACAAGGATGTCCGGGCTGATATCACTGATGGCATCAATGTCCCGGCTTCTGCTTACGTCTATCGCGCTTCCCTGCGCATCGACGGTGGCGACCTTGTTAGCAGCGGTGTTGCTGGCGCTGACAGCACTCCCGAGCTGACCCTTGTTCCCGCTGTGGGCGAAGGTCTTCTCGATGACGGCACCGTGGTGTCCGGCCAGTTCGGTGTGTCTGTGACCGGCTCTAACAGCCGGATCGCTAACGGAAGCTCTGCTTCTGTGAACATCATCGACTCTAACTCCCTGTCCGCTCTGTCTTCCGAGACCCAGTGGAAGCTGTTCACCACCACCGACCTGGGCGGTGTTGCTGCTTCTGGTCTGGCTCAAGGTTCCGGCGTTTACGATCCCCGCGCCGCTGCCAACAGCCTGGCTGGCGATAACAAGGCTCTCGCGATCTGCGAAGTCTGCTGGATCGTTCCTGACGAAGCTCCCGAGCGTCAAGATCTGGCTCTTCAGCCCGATGGTCTCGTTGAGTCTTCTGTTTACACCTCTACCAGCCCTGCCTGATAGATTTAGGTGCGAACACGGATCGACCCCCTTACGGCAAAGGGGGTCTTTTTTTTGTCTTAATTTAACAATAGATACTTTTATTTATTTATTCGCTATCTAAACTATGTTGATCATAGTTTTAGTGCTATGCCTGAGCTTTCTGAACTCGTTATTAAACGAGATGAGTGCCCTAAATGCGGGGCGCGATGGCTTGATGGCCAACTTTACTGGGCCACGGGTGTTAAAGCAAAAGAAGAAGATTTAGCCGGTCTGGTTTGTAACACAGCTAATTCACCAAAATGTATCAACCCTAAGAAAGGAGTTGAGGGTGGTGATACTTGGGCTAAGCGAGAGATGTATCTAGGTAACCTTGAAAAAGTTGCCGAAAAACGAATGAAACCCCAGTGGGATGCTGGAGTTTTTGGCTTTGAAGATTAGCGCACAGGCATAACCAGACCACCCGCACGTGGTCGCCTTGCTGCGTCTTTTATTGCTTCGCCGCAAAACTCTCTTGCTCTGCCAAGTTTTTGTTTAATAGCAGGACTATTACTAGCTCCTAGCAGCAATCTTGCATAATTATCAGTGTTTAAAAGAGGGGCACAACCGTATATGTTTCGTGTTTCTTGTGTTTCTGGGTAGCCAGCTTCTTGTCCCACTGTTCCAGCAAGCTCCATAAATTGAGGAATAAGATCAAACCCCTTTGTCGCCACACTGGTCGCCGTTCCTAGAACCGGTACACCCACCGATAAAATTCCTCGTTTTACTGGATCTGGTTCGTAAGGATTTATTAACTCTGAAACTCCAGCGTACGTATCACCCGCAGCAGCAAGTGGATTTTTTTTGATGTATTTTCTGATTTCGCCTGCCATTCGGCCAAAAGGAATACCCATAATTAACCCGCAGTAATAGCATTCTACATAAATTTGCTATAAACTACTGTCCGTATAGTGATTGCTATGTCAACGAAAATCTACGCTCCTAGCGGAATCAAAGTCACCGTTCTCTCTGTCCATGACGAAGGAGAGTATTTTATGGTTCGCTCTGATACATCCGCTAAAGTCTTTTTTGCTCACAAAGATCAACTTCAAGATCCAGTAGATACAAAATCTATTTCTGACGACAAACCCGTCGTAAATCGACGCTCGCGTCGAAAAGTTTCTACTCCTAAGCCTGAGAAGGTCGTCGTCAAACCTCAAGTACCTGTAGACAACAGGATCAACCTTAATAACTTGACCGCTGAAGGACTGACCCAAGCGCTTCCCGGTGTGGGGATTAAAACAGCTAAAGAAATTATCGAGCTGAAACAAGGTCTTCCTGGTGAGCGTTTTGCCAAGCTTGATCAACTTAAGGCTGTAAAAAGGATTGATTGGGACGAAGTTTTTGCTACGGGAGAAGTTTACGTAGAATAAAAAATATATGTTTGGTGATCCGTGGCCCAACTTACGCAGCAAGAGCTAGAGCAAATTCAAAGTTATTTAGCTCAGCAAGGGGTCGCTTTTAATGCAACGACAACCGACGCTACTAAGCGTGAGGTTATCTACGCAGCCATCAATCAGATAACTAGAAACCCTGCACAGACGTTTGGTTATAAACTTGATGATTTTAACTTTAGTCGTGTAGCTTACCATTTAGGATATAATATCGCTACTGTACCTGCTGGTGATTATGCGCGTCTTTTAGAAGCATGTAACAGTATACCTAGCGAGTTTTATAACGACAAAATTGTTCAACAAATTGAGCGTTGCGAAGAAGCTGAACGTTTAACTGAACTTGCAACAGGTCGCGCCACGAGTCGACAAGAAACAATTCTTGGCGATGTTAGTCGTTCTATCAACATCCAAGACAAGCGAGAAGTGACTCGCGTGTGGCGAGAAAATTATCTTTACGAATGTGATCGACTGGCTCAGATGCTTTATGTGCCTAACTATCGCGATCCTGTTGCTTCTCGTTACCGTTTCGAACGTTCAGGCGGCGAATTCATTCAGGCTATACCTGGGCCTCCTGATGTATCAAGATCCGATCGGTTATACTTCCGCGCAAATTGGCGCTAAACTGATTGCAGTAAATAACTAGCGAGCAACAGTGGGACTTAAAGCTAACGATCCTAGGGCTGAAGTTTTAATGCCTTTTGCTAGAGCCTTAGCTGATATGCTTGGTTTTAGTGGAGCTAAAAAAGTTCTCACTGAAGCTGCGCAATCTGCTCCTAGTCGAGCGCCTAAAACTGGCATTATTGGCACACGTGATGTGCCTACCATGACTCGTCGCGCACCGGAGCCCGCTTGGGGAGCACCACCAAGCGCTTCACGTATGCCCGAGCCAATGCGCGTTCTTACTGGGCGCCCTAACCCAAATGCCCAGGTCGCTGATGCTATTGAAGCTCAGGCTCCGGAATTGGCTGCGGTGATTCGAAGCAATATTCCTGAAGGTCCTTCTAGTAGTGCTTATAACTACCA